GCCGCTTGTCGTTGCTAGCTCACAGTTCCGTGATCGTGTCGAGGCACTACAGCAGCAGCTCGTGGATGCGGCGTGGTTCCCTATGCCGATGGTGGTGCCACCGAAAGCATGGGACTGCGACTGGCACCTATGGGGCGGTAGCTACGACAGCGACGACATTCCTGCTTACGGGTTCTGTAAGGACTGGACACGTTCGGATCACGCTGAGTTAGAGGGTGTCTCCGATGTCGCATAATGTAAACCTCACGATGGCTGTGGACGCTGTCAACGCCGCTCAACTGACACCCTACAAGTGCAACCCACTGATCGCTGGTGTCATTGACGAAACTGTGCAGCGGGACCTTGACGTTCCGTACTACCGCAAGCCGATTGACAAGCCGACGCTGGACGAGGCGAGCTGGCGCAATCCAGACCTAGCTAAGCGCATGAAGCACGAGCTGCGCGAGTGGCACGCTAGCCAAAACGCAAGCCGACACTCTCGGATAAGCCTGCGTGCAGCCTTGGCGAATGCCTTGAAGTACCGTGACCGTCGCCTGTGGCTACCAATGCAGACGATCAAGTCGGGTCGCATGCACTACAAGCCTACGCTCAGCCCGCAGTCGAGCAAGACAAACCGGAGCATGCTGGACTTTGCCGAAGGCATGCCGATTGCCAACGACACGGCAGTCGAGCACGCGATGGCTACGGTCGCAGACTTGTGGCCCGATGGACTGACAGTCGAGCAGGCTGACCGGTGTGTCGCTGAGCCACTGCGCCACGACGACTGGATGCACGGCGAGGCACCCTTCATGCGGCTACGTGCAGCTCAAATGCTCAGCGAGTTTCACGCGCACGGGCTAGGCTACGTCGATCACATGGTGCACTACCGTGACCAGACGTGCTCAGGGCCAGCACACTACGCTGCACTGATGCGTGACGACACACTTGCTCCGCACGTTGACCTGACTGACGACGATACAGCGCCCGACTTGTACACAAAGGTCGCTGAGCTAGCTGTCACGTTCGCACGCACTGTCGGCACTGAGGTTGCTGATGCTGTCGCCCGCAAGGGCATCACGCGCGCCGATGCAAAGCGGGTGGTCATGCCGTTGGGCTACGGCGCAAGACACAGAAGCGTCGAGAACGCTACGATCCAGCATGTCTTTGGGGCAGTCGAGCGTGGCGACATGCAGCCGCCGTACCCGGACCTTTATCGTTACAGTCTGTGTCTGACCCAATGTCTCTGGCAGTCCGCACAGCTGCTAATGAGCAAGCCGTTCGCGCTGCAAAAGTGGCTGGGTGAGGTAGCCGCACAGGCTGCGCGTGAGCAAGTAGTACTGCGCTGGGTTAGCCCGAGTGGCTTCCCGGTAGCCAGCGCTGAGTGGCAGAAGCGCACGCGCAAGATACAGACACACATCGGGCAGACTGTGTACGTGCCGGTGGTGCTGGATGACACAGACACAATGGACGGGCGGGCGATGCGCCAACAAGTACCGCCGCTGTTCGTCCACAGCTTTGAAGCTGCCTACTTGAGCCGTGTTGTCAGCTACGCACGTGACCTCGTGCAGCCCATCACGAATGTTTCCCTGATCCACGACAGCATTGGCGTCCATGCTGCCTGTCTTGAAGACATGCTCGATCACTTTGGGCCACTGAAGCAAGCGTGGCTGCACCAGTACAAGCCTGACCACCTTCATCAAATTGCTGAGTGCTTCCAAGGCCAGCTTGCTGATGACCTTCCGCCCCTGCCTGAGTACGGCACCCACAAAATCGAAGAGGTACTGAACAGTGGCCGCTACTTCCAAGTCTGACCCGGCTTGTCACAACTGCGCTCATGCTTTCGAGCGCTCAATCAGTGGCAAGTATGAGTGTCGCCGATACCCACGATCTATGGATGTCCCACCCTATTACAAATGTGGCGAGCATGCACCTGTACCAACTAAGCGACGACTTGGCTCTCGGGCTAACTCCAAGCGGAACTCTTAGCCTCTACGACATCGGCGTCATGCACGACTTGGACGAGTGCGAGACCGTCGAGGAAGTCTCGATGCTCCTAGATGGTGGCTCGATAGTCGAGCTGGATCATGAGGAAGCAGAAGAGCTGTTCAATATTCTCCAACTCCACTTCAAGGAAACTCCAAATGAAACCGTTCAGTAAAGCCTCTGAAGAGCGCAACTTCACACTCGGGCGCTGTCGCCTACTCCGCAATCGTGCCGAGCAAATGTGGTACGCAGTAGCGCAGCCTGATGCGACGACCAGCAAGTACGAGCTGACCTTTGGCCTGCCGATGCAGGTGTGGGACGAGATCGCTAACGACTGGAACATGCTGCACGAGAGCTGGGGTGTTGACCCAATGCTGCGTGTCAAGCCGCAGGAACTCTTCGGCGAGCAGATGATGATGCTGCGCACGGCACGAGACCAGCGCCTCAAGGACGGCGTGGACTTCAGCCAGCCTAAGATTTTCAACTGGGACGCAGACCTACAGCAGCCGACATGGGAAGTGGGTCACGGCTCTATCGTGCGCCCGACTGTCAAGCTGCGCACCACTGAGTACGGCGGCAAGCACTACATGCAAGTCCAGCCCGTGTCGTTCCAAGTGATTAAGCTTGTCGAGCACACTGAGGAAGCCGGTGGCGGTGCGTCGAATGACAACCCGTACAAGAAAGAAGAGGACGGCGGGCTTGCGAGCGCGGCGTAGCAACAACCCTCTCAACCTGCACGATCAGCAAGGTCTCATTAAGGGCTTCCGGTCACAGTTTGAAGACCGGATTGCCCGGGACCTGTGCGAGCGCAAGATTTCGTTCCGATACGAGCGGATGATTGACCGCATCCAGTGGACCCGACCAGCCACCCATCACGTCTACTCACCGGACTTTGTGCTGATCAGAGCAGACGGTCATTTGATCTACGTCGAGGCCAAGGGCCGCCTAGACGGGGACAGTATGGCTAAAATGCTGCATGTTTGTAGGCAGCACGTAGAGCTAGACATCAGGTTTTTGTTCTCTAACGCAAAGACATCGGCGGGTAGACAGAAAAAGACGGCGGGCCAGTGGGCAGACAAGCACAAATTTAAATGGGCAGAAGGCCGCGTGCCGGATGCATGGATGAAAATATGACAACGCAACATGACGAGCGGCAGAAGCCGTTACTGACCCACCAGCCTTGCCCGGATTGCGGCAGCAGTGACGCACTTAGTGTCTATGAAGACCACACCTTTTGTTTCTCGTGTAAGCAGCACACGTGGACTAAGCCGCTCGATTATAACCCTGAGGTTATAGTGCAGCACCCGAAGTCTGGTCGCCCAACTGGCTCAGTGCAAAAGATTGTGTCTCGCCGCATTGATCATCTTGGCACGTTGAAGAGGTACGAGGTCGAGACAACAAGCGACGGCCTGTCACTGTTCCACTACTTCAGCAGCGCAGGTGTCTGGAAGGGTACAAAGACCCGCAAGCCTGACGACAAAGACACGATACGCTGGGTGGGTGACGGTAGCGAGCCAGCGCTGTTCGGCCAGTTTGTGCAGAAGCCGACCGCTAAGAAAGCGCTAGTGATAACTGAAGGTGAGTACGATTGTCTTGTAGTCGCTACAAACCTACCGCTCGACAAGTACCACGTGGTCAGCCTGCCCGGTGGCGCTAGCAGTGTGGGCCACGTATTGCACAGGCACTGGGACTACTTGCACGGGTGGTCAGAAGTGATACTGGCTGGCGATACGGATGGCCCCGGCAAGGATGCAACTGACCAGCTAGCGACAGCGCTTGGTACAGCAATGGACGCCATGCCTGTCAGCGTCGTTAAATGGCCAGACGAGTGCAAAGATGCTTGCGACGTGCACGAGAAGGGCTTGAGTGTCAGCGACTTTGTTGCGGGCGCAACGCGCTGGCGACCTGAGAACATTCACGACATGCACGACCTAATCCCGAGCTTAGAGAAGCCGGTCGATTACGGTCTGCCGATTATGTTTGAGCGGTTGAGTGAGCGGCTAGGTGGCTACCGCAATAACGAGATGTGGACGATTGTTGCAGGCACGGGCGTCGGCAAGAGCACGCTGGTCGGCCACCTGTGCATTGACCTTAAAGTTACGCACGGCAAGCGTGTCGGTCTTATGTTTCTTGAAGAGCGGAGCGAGCACGCACTGCGGCGGCTGCTGAGCATTCACCTCAAGACAAATTTGCTCAGGCCCAACAGTGCGTTCAGTGTCAGCGAGCAGGTTGCAGCAGCCAAAGAGCTGTTCGAGCCAGACACCTTCTACACCTACGATCACTTTGGTTCTGTAAGTAACGAGGACCTACTGCGCCGCATGACGTATTTGGCCAACGGCGTAAACTGCGACTACATTATTCTTGATCACATCACGATTGCCAGCACCCTGCCCATGAGCGGCGGGGGTGTCTTGAGTGAGCGACAGTCGATTGATGCCCTCACTACGGCCATACGAACGCAGATCGTTGATGCGTGTGGTGTGAGTGTAATTCTTGTTAGTCATACACGTAAGCCGACACACGGCGACCACAGCGACGGCTCAGCACAAGTGCGGCTGTCGGACATTCGCGGCACTGGCGCAATCGCTCAGCTTAGTGACGCAGTTATAGCGATTGACAAAAGTAAGGACGAAGCAGGCGACGTTGTTCGGGGCGCGGTCGATCTAACGGTACTGAAAAACCGAATGTCGGGCGATGTCGGTTCTGCTGGCACCCTTCTTTATGATGATATTCAAGGCCGATTGCGGTGCAGTTCCGCACTTTGACGCTCTCTACGATGTCCACGACTGGGCTGTAGAGAAAGCGTTTCGTGACCGCCGGTTCGGCGCGTTCAGAGACAAGCTGTCTTACGAGATAGCACGGGTCGAAGGCACCAGCGACTGTCTCGATAGCATCGTAGGCGTTCTGCAAACCGGCGTCGGTCTGACCGTAGATGACCTGCGAACGATGGGGTTCTGGTGGCGCAAGCCGTCAAACGTCTGGTGGAAATTGAGACAACGAGGCTACGACCTCGTGGCTGTCGGCAAAGGCAAGAGAAGTAGACGTTATTACCTAAGGGAGTGGGTAGCACATGGCGCTAGCTGTTGACATTGAGACGGACGGACTGAACGCGACGCGAATAACGGCGCTGTGTTGGATCAACATTGAGACTGGCGAAGAAGTAGACTGCTATCACAACATTGAGAGCGGCCTGCGCACCTTGATGGAGTATGACGGCGAGCTTGTGTTCCACAACGGTATCGACTTTGACGTGCCGACCATCAAGCGCTTGTACGACTGGTGGCAGCCCCGCCACCGCATTGTTGACACGCTAGTTCGCTCACGGTTCGTGTACCAAGACATGCTGGGCCACGACCTGCGAACACACACGACCGAAAGCCTGCGCAAAGTTGACGACCGGGCAAGGCTGGGCAGTCACGGTCTGGCTACGTGGGGCGTGCGGCTTGGGTTTGCCAAGCAGGAGTTCGAGGGCGACTGGGACACTGAGTACACGCCAGCGCTGGGTGCGTACTGCTTGCAAGACTGTCGTGTCACGCGGCGGCTGTATCTGCACCTTAAGGACAAGGGCATAGACGAGCGTGTTGACCTGCTTGAGCACCAGTTCGCTGAGTTGTGTGTACAACTGCGCACCTACGGCTTTGCCTTTGACGTGCAGGGCGCACGGGACCTAGAGCAAGAGCTGCAAGACCGCTCGACAATTATTGAAGACCAGATGCTTGAGACCTTTGGCGGCTGGTACGCACCGGTCGGCGAGGTTGTCGTGCCAAAGCGAAGCGTGCGCTACAAAGACAAGCCGCACGTAGCCGAAGGTTGCCCGTACCAGAAGGTCGAGTTTGTCTTGTTCAACAGCAACAGCCGACAGCACATCGAGAAGGTGCTTGTTGCGCGCGGGTGGTCGCCATCCGAGCACACCCCAAGCGGCCAAGCTAAGGTTGACGAGAAGACGCTACGTGCCATCGCGCCTAAGTTTCCTGAGGCTGAGCTACTGGCTGACAACTTTATGGTGACAAAGCGGCTAGCCCTTGTGCGCTCGTGGCTAGAGCACGGAGCTGACGGGCGTATACGTGCGCAGGTGATACCTAACGCTGCCATCACGGGGCGCACGAGTTCAAGGTCGCCAAATTTGCAAGCCGTGCCGCGTGTAGGTGCACCCTATGGTGAGGAAAGCCGCCGTCTGTTCACAGCTAGCCCGGGCCGCAAGCTACTGGCCAGTGACCTTGACCGAGCTGAGCTGACCATGCTGGCACACTATCTCGATGACAACGGTGAGTACGGTAAGCTGCTGCAAAGCGCCGACATACATCAAGTTAATGCTGACCGTATGGGCATCACGCGCGCGCAGATGAAAGGCGTGCAGTTCGGCTTCATCTACGGGGCAGGCGACAGGAAGCTGGGTGAGATGACAGGCCTACCCGGCGGTGAGGTGCGCAAGCGTCTGTTTGCTGCCATCCCCGGGCTGGAAGACCTGATTGCCAAGGTGCAGCGCGAAGCGAAGAGTAACGGGTACATCACGAGTATCGACGGGCGGCGCATTCCGGTCGAGAAAGAGCACACGGCGCTGAACTACCTGATCCAGTCAGCAACCAGCAGCGCTGCAAAGTACTGGGCAGTGCGCTGTGCCGAGCAGATGCGTGGTCTTGAGTGTGACATGGTGCTGTATGTCCATGACGAATTGCAGTTCGATTGCGCCGAGCACCACCTGCAACCTGCAAGTGTTGTCATCAAAGAATGCTTGCGTCAGAGTAATGATTACTTTAACTTGTCGGTTCCAATGACCTGTGACACGCAGGTAGGTGACAACTGGGCGGAGAGCCACTGATGTCGTTATACAAGAACATGAACGCTCGCAAAAAGGCTGGCACGTCGCGCCCGAAAAGCAAGAGCACCATCAGCTCCAAGACCTACAGCGCGATGAAGAATAAGACCGGCGGGTTCGCAGCAAAGAAAAAGAAGTAGCGTGCGCGCACTGGCCGCCGCACTTGTAGCGCTTGCGTTCCCCTTCAGTGCGCAGTCGCAAGCCGTGTTGTCGCCACCTTCGGACTTTGTGCCGTGGCTGGAAGAGGCACGACAAGCAGGCCCCGAGCACCCAGCGTGGGTCTACGTAGCAGGCCTGATCAATGGCGCTAACGTGCACAGCTTGCTGGCATACGGCACGCCTGTCGTCTGCAACGCACCCGGCGGTAACGACATAGACCAAACGCTAGACACCATCATGAACTACGTTGCTGAGTACAAGTTAGCCGGTGATCCCAATGCGCTGTTCGAGATCGTCGTAGTTGTCAGTCACGCTATCGCATTCCCGTGTACCGAAGGGTGGGGCGACAAAGTATGAGAGCCGTCATAGATGCAGACGTTGTTGTCTATCAGGCGTGCATGGGCGCTACTGCTGTCGCTGAGCACGAGGTAGGCGGCGACCTAGTACTGCAAGAGTTCATGTCTGTCACTGAGGCGGGTGTCTTGTTTGACGCCATGATCGAGACGGTACGTGACCAGTGCGAAGCGGAAGAGTTGCTGCTGTGTCTGAGTGGCGCTGACTGTTTCCGCAAAGAAATTTACCCGGACTACAAAAAGAACCGGAAAGGCGCACGGCCTATTGGGTGGTCAGCAATGCGCGGGCATGCCCAAGACAAGTACGGAGCGATATTCGTGGACGAGCTTGAGGGTGACGACCTCGTGGGCATTCACGGTAGCGAACCGGGCAGCATCATCTGCTCAATAGACAAAGACCTCAAGACCATCCCGGGCATGCACTTGGATAAGGATACGGGCGAGGTCTACGAGATTAACGAGGACGAAGCGAACAGGTACTGGATGATGCAGACCCTGACTGGTGATGCAACGGACGGCTACCCCGGCTGCCCGACCATTGGTAAGGTGCGTGCAGAGCGCATCCTTGATGCTGTCGGCCCGTCGCTTGACGAAATGTGGCAGGCAGTCGTGGCCGCATACGAAAAGCAAGGTCTGGATGAAAGCGCTGCCTTGACACAGGCACGGCTCGCACGGATATTGCGCCCCTGTGATTACGCTAGCGAAAGTGTTACTCTGTGGACCCCTTCGACGAAGACATCGTAAACCACCCGCGCCACTACACTCAAGGCATTGAGTGCTTTGATTACATAACTAGCCACGGGATGTCCTACGCTGAAGGGGCAGTGGTGAAATACATTACGCGCTACAAACTAAAGGGCAAACCGTTGCAAGACCTGCAAAAAGCTAAATGGTATCTCGATCAACTTATCTCGCAGCAGCAAGCTGCCGAGGATGCGGAAGGACTTTTCGATGACGTTTCGCAATGAGTTCGGGGAGGCGATTTTTCGTCAGAAATACGCGCATGCGGGTGCAGAGACGTGGCAAGAGCTGGCACAGACGCTGGTCGAAAACGTGGTGGGGCATCGCCTGCCGGATGACGCGAAAAAAGAATTAGTACAACTGATCACAGACTTTAAGTTCCTGCCCGGTGGCCGCTACCTTGCGAATGCGAACCGGAAGGCCCGGTTGTATAACAATTGTTTTCTTCTGCGTGCCGAAGAGGATACCAGAGAGGACTGGGCTGATCTATCTAAGCGGGTAGAGCTATGCCTTACCTCTGGTGGCGGTATCGGTGTCGATTACTCTGTGTACCGGGAGAAAGGCGCACGGCTTGGCCGCACTGGTGGCGTAGCCTCTGGCCCTGTCTCCAAGATGATCATGATTAACGACATCGGGCGGGCTATCAGACAAGGTGGAGACAGGCGGTCGGCTATCTACGGCTCGCTCAGTGCTGACCACCCTGACGCCGAGCTGCTGCTGTACGCAAAAGACTGGCACAAGATTGAGGTTGCAGGCACCGGTAAGTCACTGGCTGACATTAAAGAGTTAGACTTTAACTTTCCCGCCCCGCTCGACGGCACAAACATCTCGTTGAATTACGGCACTCGGTGGCTTGAGCACTACAACGAGACCGGCGACGTGGGTGACATCTTCCGCCAAAACGTGCGGCAGGCCATGAAGTCCAGTGAACCGGGCTTTTCGTTTAACTTCTACGGCAAAGAGCGCGAGACGCTGCGCAATGCGTGCTGTGAGTTGACCAGCTCTGACGACAGTGACATTTGCTGTCTTGGCTCTCTCAACATGTCGCGCTTCGACACCTTGCAAGAGTTCCGCGAGGCGGTTGAGCTAGCCACTTGCTTCCTGCTTTGCGGCACCATTACCTCAGAAGTGCCGTATGAAAAGGTAGCAAAGACACGCGCAAAGAACCGGCGTCTAGGCCTTGGTCTTATGGGCGTGCACGAGTGGCTGATCAGTCGTGGCAAGCGGTACGAAATGACACGCGAGCTGCGCAAGTGGATGGAAGTCTATCAGGCAGCATCTGACGCTACGGCTAAGACGTACAGCAACACCCTCAGTGTTAACGAGCCAGCGGGTAAGCGCGCCATTGCGCCTACGGGCAGCATCGGCATCTTGGCTGGCACCACCACAGGCATCGAGCCGCTGTTTAGCGTAGCGTACAAGCGCCGCTGGCTTGGGCCAAACGACACGTGGCAGTTCCAATACGTTGTCGATAGCGCAGCGCAGCAGGTGATTGACACCTATGGCGTAGACCCCGAGAGCATCGAGAGTGCGCTTGATCTAGCGGCTGACCCTGAGCGCCGCATCAAGTTCCAATACGAAATGCAGGGGTATGTCGATCACGCTATCAGCAGCACGATTAACCTGCCTGCTTGGGGTTCGGAACTCAACAACGACGACACGGTTGCGGACTACACGGCGCTGATTGCCAAGTACGCACACGGCCTGCGCGGCCTCACCTTTTACGCTGATGGTAGCCGGGGCGGTCAGCCACTTACGGCAGTGCCGTACAGCGAGGCCAGCAACCAGCAAGGCATCACTTTTGTCGAGACGCATGACGTTTGCGACATCACAGCGGGAGGAAGCTGCGGTGCTTGAAGCTCCCGTCATCAAGAAAGACTTGCTCGCCTATTTGACTGAACGGTTCCCCGACAAGGCACCGACAGCGGAGCAGTCTGAACGGGAGATATGGATGGCTGTCGGCGCAGTCGGTGTCGTCCGCCATCTGCATCATGTCTTTGAAGACCAGCAAGAAACCATCCTAAGCAAAAAGGTGACAAAGTAATGTGTCTGTTCGGCGGCGGCAGCGCACCCCCACCCCCAGTTTACGCACCACCCCCACCACCACCAGCGCCACCTATCATTGTGCGCGCACCAGAGCCTACGCCAGACCCCACGGCTGACGCTGGGCCTAGTCAGTCTGCACCTGCAATGGCTGGCGGTAACAAGACACGCGCGTCGTACAGTCTGCGCATCCGGCGACCGGGCAACGCAAAGGTGTCGGCACCTATCAATGTGGGCCAGAGCAAAGTTGGGCTAAACATTGGAAAGTAACCTCTTCAGCTCGAATTGCGCGAGCCGGTACGAGCAGCTTAGCAGTCTGCGCGAGAACTTCCTGCACCGAGCACGGGAATGCGCAAAGCTGACCCTGCCGCCACTGATCCCCGAAAGCGGACACAACAGTGCGACACGTTTCTACACGCCCTATCAGGGCATCGGGAGCCGGGGTGTAAACAACCTAGCGGCTCGTTTGCTGTTGTCGCTGCTGCCACCCAACACGCCTTTCTTTAAGCTAGAAGTCAGCGACGCAGACGCTAAGGAAATTGCCAAACAGCAGAAGCTGGAAGGCGAAGTGCAAGCTGAGCTGTCCATGATTGAGCGTGCTGTCATGGATGAGATTGAGCGCGAGGGCCTGCGCGCCCCAGTGTTCGAAATGCTCAAGCACTTAATTGTCGGCGGCAACGCCCTCTTCTATCTGCCCGCTAGCGGCGGCGCAAAGGTGTACGGCATCGACAAGTTTGTCTGTGTTCGTGACGCAGTAGGCAATCTGCTTGAGGTCATCATTAAGGAAGAGGTCAGCCCGGAAGTACTGAGCGCTGACATGCAAGCCCTGCTCGCTAGCAAAGGCGATGACGATGTGGCCCTGTACACAAAGTTCTATCTCGAAGACGGAAAGTGGCTGAGCTACCAAGACGTAGGCGGTGAAGTAGTACCGGGTTCTGAGGGTAGCTGGCCCGCTGACAAGCCGCCGATGATGGCGCTGCGCTGGAACAGAGTTGACGGCGAGGACTACGGGCGCGGGTTTGTCGAAGAGTACATTGGCGACCTGATCAGCCTTGAGGGTCTGAGCCGTGCAATTCTTGAAGCGTCTGCGGCGGCTGCCAAAGTTGTCTTTCTTGTGGCACCCAACGGCACGACGCGCGTGCAGGACCTAGCCGAAGCTGACAGTGGCGACTTCCGGTCTGGCAACGCAGCCGAAGTAAGCGCTGTGCAGCTCAACAAGCAGGCTGACATGGCGGTGGCGAGCGCAACTGCGCAAGCTATTGAGCAGCGATTAGGTCACGCCTTCATGCTGTTCGACACTGTGGCCAGACGCAGCGAGCGCACGACAGCCTACGAGGTCCGCGAGGCTATCAACGCGCTTGAAGTCGGGCTTGGCGGCGTGTTCAGCATGCTCAGCAACAGCTTCCAACTTGTCTTTGTTCGTCGCCTGATGGAGCGCATGCAGAGGCAAAACCGGCTTGACCCTTTGCAGGACGGTATCGTGGCTCCGAGCATTGTGACCGGTACTGCTGCGCTGGGTCGCGCCAACGACCTACAGAACCTGCAAAGTTTCTTCCAGTTCATAGCGCAACTTGGGCCACAGGTTGTCGAGGGCTACCTCAACATGGACGAGTTCGTGAAGCGGACTGGTGCTGCAATCGGTATCGACATGAACGGTCTCGTGAAATCTGGCGAGCAGCGCGAACAGGAAGAGATGCAAAGACAACAAGCTATTCAGCAGCAGCAAGCGGCTGAGATTGCCAAGGCTGCTGCCCCACAAGCCGTTAGCGCCGCTAACGAGCAGTACATGGAAAGTGCGAATGTCAACTGAACAACTTAACTTACCAATGCCCGACCAAGAACAACCCCAGCCGTCCCTTGAGGAACAGCTAGCGGCTCTTGAAGGCAACGAGCAAGTTGCAGAAGAGCAGCCACCTGAGCCAGAGCGCCCGGGCTGGCTGCCCGAAAAGTTCAAGACGCCCGAAGACCTAGCGAAATCCTACAGTGAGCTAGAGCGCAAGCTGTCTCAAGTGTCTCAGCAGACTACGCCTGAGGTTGACAACCTTGTGACTGATGCTGAGCGCGAGTTCATGGAGACAGGTGGAGAGATCAGCGATGACACGATTGCCAAGTTCGAGAAGGTCGGCATCCCTAGAGCGCTTGTCGAGCAGATCAGAGACATGCGTGTGCGGGAGGGAGAGGCAGCTCGCCAAGCAATTATCAGTGAGTTCGGTGGTGATCAAGCCGTGTCCCAGATGCAGGAATGGGCAGGGTCCGGCGTCTACGAAGACACTATGATCGACAAGCTCAATGACATGCTGAACAGCAACGATCAGACAACTGTGCGCATGGCCATGAACCAGATACGCAGTGACTTCCAAGCTGCAACTGGCGCTCGTGAGCCGAGCCAGACAATCAGCGGTCGCGGTGCTGCACAGCCCCAAGGCTTTAGGTCTACTGCTGAGATGGTCGCCGCAATGCAAGACCCACGCTACCGCAAAGACCCAGCGTTCCGACAGGACGTTGAGCGCAAAGTGGCGTTGATGCAATGAGGCTGAGCGAGCGAGGGGTAGCGCTGATTGCTTACTTTGAGGCAAGTGTCTCACTAAAGCTAAGCGACGGCACCACCCCGTATCCCGATGGTGTCAGTAAGACACCGTTACGCTACCGTACTGTGTATTGGGACAAGCTCGCCAGCAAACCTGTCTTGACTGTCGGCTATGGCACGACGACCTACGACATTCCTGAGCTACAGGAAGGCGACGTGTACACGCACGAGCAAGTTGTCGCCATGTTTCTGAACACAATTAGCAAGTATGAACAGGCTGTGCGGGACCTCGTGACAGTTCCGCTAAACCCCAACCAGTTTGATGCACTTGTCAGCTTTACCTACAACTGTGGGCGAGAAGCGTTGCGCACTAGCACCCTGCTGTCATTGCTTAATGGCGGTAACGCTACGGCAGCCGCCAAAGAGTTTGACAAGTGGGTTTACGCAGGTGGCAAAAAGTTTGCAGGCCTGATCAAGCGCAGGATGCTAGAGCGTCAGCTCTTCACGACACCATATAAAGAAGTGCGGGCAAACCTGACCGACAGCAGGACGGTCAAAACTGCCGGGGCAGCCGCAATTGTGAGCGGTGTAGCTGCTGTAGCGCCCGCTGTAGAGCCTGCAAAAGAGATCGCTAGCTTTGCCAAAGAGTACACTTGGGCATTTTTTGTTGCGCTAGCGTTAGTATTCATTTATTTAGTCTACTTGCGGTGGGATGACTGGCGCAAAGGCAAGCGGTGACATGTTGCAGACAGTACGAAACTGGCTCCTAGCCTTCGCCGCAGGCGCTGCTGTCGTCGGTTATCTCCTAAGCTCCCGCAAACAGACACATGAGAACATCGCCCGTGATGCCGCCGAAGCGCGCAATGACGTTAATCGCTTTGACGATGATGATGCTATCCGTCGCGAGCTGCGCGAAAGAGGATGGTATCGCGGAGATTAAAGACCAAACCTGCACAATCTGGCTGCCTATCTATGTATCACCAGACGATACGATGAAGACACAGACGCAGGCACTGGGAAACAACTTAGCGAGACAGGCCTACTGCCGCTAAGTATCGGCCCCGATGACCGGGACAACCGAAGCGAAAGAAACCTCGTAGTTAATGAAAGGGCCAAACGATGGCTAACGCTACTGTTTCCCGCCTCGGTATCGGGTCGGGTTCTACCTATACGCAACCACCTACCAACCAGTCCGAATGGGACACCAACAACGAACTTTTTTTGAAGCTGTGGAGTGGTGAAACACAAGCAGCTTTCGATGCAAACACTGTTCTGCGTGAGCGCACTCGTGTGCGCACCATCCAGTCGGGTAAGTCTGCACAGTTCCCTGCAATCGGTAAGACCGTTGCGGAATATCACGCAAGTGGGACGGAACTCACAGGCCGATCCATTGCGCAAGACGAGCGTGTAATTACCATAGACGACATGCTGGTATCGCATACCTTCGTTGCAGATATTGATGAGCTTAAAAACCACTACGATGTCCGTGGTGAGTTCACTAACCAGATGGGCAAAGCGCTTGCTCTGACCTATGACCGCAATCTGTTTGCAGCAGCGGGTGCAGAAATTCTGAACCCCACTGGCTCGCTGGCAGACCAAGGCGTAGCAGAGAAGATCGACATCAACACTGCTGTTACTGGCGTCGTTGATACTGACAGCCCAACTGAAACCACTAACGACATGGCCGAGCTGATCGACGCTCTGTACCTCTGTGCACAGAAGCTCGATGAGAAGTTCGTTCCTGAGACTGACCGCTTTGTGTACGTGACGCCACAAATTTACTACGGCCTCGTACAGAACGACAAAATCTTGAACCGTGACTTTGTGACCAACAACGGCGACTACGCCAACGCTTCGGTCCTGCGAGTTGCGGGCATGCAGATTGTCAAGACGACCAACATGGCGGTCAACCACGGGTCCAGCCCGCAGATTAACTCTGTGGACCGCTTCCCTGACTTCCGGTCTCAGTACAGTGCAGACATGTCCAGCTTCCTTGCTCTGGTAATGCACCCAGAAGCACTTGGGACTGTACAGCTTGCGGGTCTTGCAACCGAAAGTAGTTATGATCCTCGGAGACTTGGTACGCTCATGGTGTCCAAGATGGCCGTAGGTCATGGCGTGCTTCGCCCTGAGTGTATGATCGGCATCACGGGTAACACCCCAACTGACGCCTAATTGAAACGGGGGGTGGCCTACGGGCTACCCCTCGCCTTTTGCACTTAGGAGGTCAGCCACATGGGCAATCCCGTTACCGCTACAACTGAGCTACAGGCAGTCAATACGTGCCTGACAAATATCGGCGAGACACCTGTTCAGAGCCTTGAGGACGAGACGGTAGTTGACGCCAGCATGGCGCTTGAGATCGTGCGCGCTGTCACTCGTGAGCTGCAAAGCCAGTCGTGGCACTGGAACACAGACATCCAGATCAAGCTGACCCGTAACCTGAGTGGCCGGGTAGTGCTTGCGCCCAACGTGCTGCGAGTAAAGCCTAGCGGTCCTGACCAGCACTTGCCTATCGTGCAGCGTGGCACGTACCTCTACAACCGGCTGACCCACAGCTACAACTTCGATCATGACATCACTGTCGATCAGACCCTTGGGCTGCCGTTTGACGAAATTCCTGAGACAGCACGGCGGTTCATTTCGTTGCGTGCTGCGCGCATCTTCCAAGAGCGCACCATTTCTAGCGAGAGCATTGCGCAGTCTGACCGCGCTGACGAGTTCACGGCCTACACGGCACTGGTGAACGAAGAGACCAACGTGTCTGGCTACAACTACCTCGCTGACAACCTGACCACCCAGCGTATTGTCAACCGCGCGGGGCTTATCCGCTAATGCCGCTGATCAGTGAGACCGTATCGAACCTTGTCGGCGGCGTATCGCAGCAGGCCGAGAACCTGAGGTTTAGCAACACGGCAACCAGTATCGAGAACGCCTTTCTCAGCCCGGTTGTCGGTATGCAGAAACGGCAGGCAACCGAATGGCTTGGCGAAATGACAGAGTTTGGCAGCACTACTGCGCCGACTTTTAGCGACAAGGCTGCCTGTCATTTTATCAACCGTGACGAGACTGAGCACTATGTCCTCGTAATTGATACGGACGGGCTGCGCGCCTTTGATGCAGACACGGGTGCCGCTATCGAGGTCATCCAGCAGACAGACGTATCGGCGTACCTGACCGGCGACGGTAGTGGTGGCACGATGACAGACTTCACGGGCGGCTTGCGCTTTGCCACTGTTGCAGACACCACGTTCATTTTGAACCGCAACGTGACGGTGAGCGGCTCTGTAGACGCAGACTTCCTGCCACACCATTTCGCGGCGTTTCCGCAACTGGCCTACGACAGTAACCGTGGCGGCGACGGTCTGAATGATGGTATCAGCGTGCGGTATCGCTCCGACGCTACTGTACCTGAAACTGAGTTCCGAGTTACCACGCCTTCAGTCAACGCAAACTCAACTGTGTACATGGCGGCTGTCAGCGCAGGCGTGAATGGTGCGCGTTCGTTGACCCGAATTGTGAACAACAATAACTCCCGCAATGACCCGCACGACACAGCAAACCTTTTAGAAAATGCGTTTGGCTCGTCCATCGCAGCGGGCCGACACATTGTATTTCCAGTGCACGGTAACTACGTCTGGAACCCACCAGCGGGCAACCCAGCGCCTGTGCAGAAACTTGCTAACGCACTTGGGTTTCAATCGGGTAGCCACGTAGACAGTCAAGACACGTTTTCGCACCGCGACGTGCTGCTTGGCACCTACGCATGGACGTACAATGGCACTACCAATACTGCTGTACAGACTAACAACGGCGACAGTTTTGTAGACATTTCGTTTAGCGTTGTCCCTAACCGCAGCTACGGACCCAACGGCACTTACACCACCCTGTTCGGGAAGACGATCACTAACGACTTGCGCGTGTTTGCGGGTAAGATTGAAATCAGTGACGATAACGGCGTTACCTACCGCCCTCTGCGCGTCAACGATCACTCAACAATTAAGCTGAACGCTAACGCTACCAGCAATCGTCCTGAGACTAGCCCCGACATTGACTTCGACAACGTAGGCACTGGGCTGACAAGCAGCACGTGGTATGTCAACACAACGCTAACGTACAACAGTGGGGCGAGCACAAAAACTGTTGCAGAGTTTGCTAGCGCTACGTTCCCTAACCACGCAAGCCAGCGCACGCTGCTCAATGAGGTGCTTTGGGTACTTGCATACTCTGCCTACAACGACGCAGGCGTTCCTGCGAACACCACACAGTTCCTTGGCAGCTCGTATGAAGTCATCGACGCCTACGGCTTGACTGCTACGGTTGTGCAGCAAGGCAGCAGCAGCAATCAGGTTGACACGTTCCAAGACTTGCCTGCCCTTAACGGGTCGCCATCAATTAACGGCGGCTCGATCTATGAGGTAGGCGGCACGGCCATCGGTGACGGTGCGTACTACGTGATTGTCTACGATGACGACACAGGGGCAGATCAGCGCTACATCGAGACGTATGACGTACCCTTTGTGCTGGACGAGAGCACACTGCCTATCAAAGTGCAGCGCTCGTTTGACAGTTCGGGCAACCCGCAGTTTGTCGTTTCGCAGCACAAGTACGGCCCGCGCGTCGTGGGCGACGAAGACACTAATGCTACCCCGTCTTTTGTAGGCAACCGGCTCAACGATGTGTTCGTGCACGGCGGGCGCTTAGGGTTCCTGAGCGACGAAAACATGATCCTCAGTGCGGCTACTGACTTCGGGGACACCGCGCAGTTCTTTAGGACTAGCGTAACGCAGCTACTGGACACTGACCGCATTGACATTTCGATGTCTACGGGGCGCGTTGACGTACTGCAAAGCGCTGTCCCTTTTGCAAACACGCTGCTGCTCATGTCTGACCGTGCGCAGTTCCGGCTGGTGGCTCCTAATGCCCTGACACCAGCGACTGCGCTGTTGCAGCAAGCCGCTTCGATTGAGGCAAGTAAGCTCTCAAAGCCTATTGCTGTCGGCACTAAAGTCTTCTTTGCGCAGGACAACATCTCGTTCAGTTCCGTGATGGAAATTGGTAGCGAGATTGACACGCAGATCATCGAGGCTGACGAGACGACAGCCCAAGTGCCGAAGTACATCCCGAGCGGTGTGCACAAGCTGACGGCTAGCCAAAAGAAACAGATGCTGTTTGCGCTGAGCCACAGCGAACCCAACGTCATTTACGTCTATAAGTTCTATGAAAATGACAGGCAGCGCTTGCAGAGCGCGTGGTCTAAGTGGACGCTCAACAGCAACACAAAGATCGTTGGCATGGAGGTCATTGAAGACCACCTGCATTTGGCTGTTGAGGTAACGAGCAAGGACTACATCAAGACGCTTGAGGAAGCAGCGAGCCTCGGCACGTCATTCGGCACGACCAGCACTCGTGCCTACATGCTGCGTGTCGAGCTTGAAGAAATCACGCAAGCTAGCGCGACGGACTTTCCGTTGCTGCTTGACTTGTACGTTCCGCGCAGCAAGTGCATTGAAGTTGTCGGTGGGCGCACGGCACGTGGTGGTAACGCATACGACCCCAATGCAGCCGAGTTTCCAATACCCAGCGGCGGCACTCCGATCAGTGCAGGCCTTGACTGGTCAGCGATTGAGCTGCCTTACCGCACAGACGAGACAACCTTCTCTGTTTTACTAACTGACACCGCTGCTTTTGGTATCACGCTGCCGCGCCTTGCAGCTACAAACCTAAAGCTGGCCACGAGCGTCACGGTTGCGCAGTTTGAGGCAGCACAGCTTGCGTTTATTGGGGCGGCCACGGTTGACCCTAACAGCGCAGCAACGTCTTCCGCACACTCTGCGCTTGCTGCCCTGATTGACAGCACTATGAACAACACTCGCTTTATCGTGCTTGGTCGCCTAGACGGCGTGTTTGCTACCGACAACGACCGCGTATTGAACAACATTACGACTGCTGTAACGCCTGATTTTACGTGCGGCGTAGACTACACGATGACCTACGTGCAAAGCCCGCTGTTCTACAAGCCGCAAGGCGCTGACACTGGGCGCAGTGAGGCTCGCTTGCAGTTAAGGTACGCGACCATCACTTTTGACGATACGGCTGGCTTCACGGCTGAGATCACGCCGAAAGGGCGGTCGGCAAAGAGCTACGTGTTCGGTGCGCTGCAAAGCGGGGACAGCGAAATCCTGCTTGGTCAGCAAAACTTTGCGACCGGCTCGTTCCGGTTCCCGATCTTTGCAAAGAATGACAGCGTAGAGATCAAGTTTACGAACAACGGCCCGTTCCCCAGCACCCTTACGACCCTAGAGTGGCAAGGCTTCATCAGCCCAAAGAGTATGCAGGCGTGACGAGTATGCTGACCATAGGCACGGCGCGCGTTGAGGACATCGATACGCTAGCGAGAAAGATGCGTAAGGCTGACAGACGTGAAGCGTCGCGGGCGTTCCCCCATGCCACGCCTGCCGAAGCCGTTGAGCTGTCGTCCAGCCTGTCAAAAATTCTGCTCAGCGCCCGTACCGGCAAGGGCAAGCCGGTAGCACTGGCGGGTGTTGCGGGGCCGCTGGGTGGCGGTGAAGGCGCTGCTTGGATGATCACGACAAACTGGGTCTACAAGCACCCGGTCCCGTTCCTGCGTCGCAGTGGCGAAGTGCTCAGCGAAATGTTCAAGCGTAGCGGGTGCCACACGTTCACTAACCTCGTTGACTGTCAGAACACACTGCACATCCGCTGGCTTACGTGGATGGGTGCCGAGTGGGACAACCCCATAATGCTGCACGGCTTTCCGTTCCAGCGCTTTTACCTGAGACAAGAAAGGTTGCGCCATGTGCACCGCGATAGCTAGCTTTATCGGGCCGGTCATGAACCTTGCCGCCGCTGGGCAGCAAGCGAACATCGCACGGCAACAGATGGCCCTCGCTAACGAGCAGGCTGTCGTTGAGCGCGAGATGGTTTACGAGCAGTACCGCGAGCAGCAAGAGCGGTACGAGCTGAACAAGCAGCTTGCGCTTGAGGCCTACGATCTACAGCAAGACCAGATCGACAAGCAGACCATTGAGAACGTCAAGGAAATTCAGCGGGCTGCCTTTGATCAGGCACTGCAAGCGCGGCAAGTCATGGCGTCTATGGGCGCTACTAACGCTACGCTGGGTCGCCGGGGCGTGAGCGCACAAGACGCACGCCAAGCCATCAAGGCCGAAGAGGCACGCAACCTCAACCGGCTGGCGTACAAGCGCGACAAGACCTTTGAGTACGGCCAAGACCTCAAGAAGCAACAGCAGTTCGAGGCAGAGAGCCGGATTGCTTCGGTTGCGCCGGGTAAGATCAGCCCGACCGCGCTCAAGGCCATCGAGGTCAACCGTAAGGCAGCGATGATAGGCGCTCAGCAGACAATGTTGCAGGCGCAGCAGACTGCTATCGGTGGCATCACCGGCTTTGTAAATGCCTTTAGCTCAATCAACAGCATGCAGAGCCAGCGGTTCTCAATGCAGCAAGGCCAGATGCTACAGCAGCAGAGCTTCGCGCAGTCCCGTAGCTACCTTGGCTCGATGCAGCAGATACAGACACAGATGCAGCCCATCCGTATTGCCAACATCTACAACACAGCAGCCAACCCTCTTCTGACCGCACCGGGAAATTTCTGACATGGTTGAGTTTATTCGCCCCGTAAACCCCGGCGCTAGCCCGGTTGCTAACCTGAGCAATCGGTACTTCCGCCCGTTGCTCGATGACACCGAAAGCCGTGCGCTGGGCCAGCTTGCAAACGCCTTGGCCCGTCAACGCAGTGCGCTCAGCGGGCTGGCGAGCAGTGTCGGTGGGGTGGCAAGTGCAGCGCAGGGCCTGAGCAATGCAGCGCTTAGCGCTCAGCAGCAGCAGCTCCGCGACATGCAGCGACAGTACGACCTACAGAACCAGCGAGACCGCCTGTCGCTGCAACAAGAGCAGAACCAGTTCAACCTTTGGAAAGATGAGCAGGACCTTGCGGTACAACAGGCGCGCTTAAACGCTGCCAATGCGCAAGAGGCAATTGGGTTAGCGCTTGATGCAGACTTTTCTGGCCCCGTTGACAATAGCTTTCTTGGCCTTGTGTCGTCGCGCCCCGGTAACTCACCCGTCAGCGCTGACCCGTTCAGCGGTAGCGTACAAGCTACTGGTGCGGCGGCGACAAGCTTTGTTGAGCAGTACGGTCAAGCACTTGAGCAAGTCGCAGCAGTCACAGGTGCAAACCTGACAGTTACGGACGCAAGCGTGTCGAGCCGCACGGTTGTCGATAGCCTGCCTGACCAGAATGCTAGCGGCCTTGGCGGCATGGCTGACATGGACCCAGAGACCCGCACTAAGCTGCGTAACATCTTTGGCGAAGGTGCGCTTGGCGCTCAGCCGCAGTTCAAGACAGTCGAAGACAGTATTCGCTACATGGGCTTTTACCTACAGCACCACGGCGTAGCCAACGGCACAGTTGAGGATGCAGTGCGGGTGTTCTTTGGTCTCAACACGACCGGTGCTGTGGAGGCGACACCCGGTGCAAGCGAGGCTGTCCTTAGTCTGTACCAGCGCCGCATGCAGATGCTCGACGCGCAGGGCCTTAGCGCTGACGCTAGCCTTGCTGACAACCGCGAGCAGTTCGCCCGTGCCATGCTGGTTGACGGCGTGAGCGAGCTTGACGAGCTGCCCGTTGGCAAGCTGGTAGAGGAAGGCATCAACGCTACCAAGACGGGTCGCCTTATCCGCAACAACAGCGGTCAGTTCAAAGTGTTCGCTGGGGATCGCGAAGAGTACGGCGCGATGAAAGACGGTGAGCGCCGCGTGTCGCTGGACTTTAACAGCGCACCCGACATCCAAGGCGGCTTCTACGCGATGGTTGTGGTGCCTGACGACGCGACCGGCGAAGAGCTGCAAGCGGCTCGTGGCTACGTGCAAGGCATGAAGCAGCTTATGGCCGAGTACGGCTATGACGACTACGGCATCTACGGTGACGATGGGCTAGCAACGCGCAGCGAAAATGGACGCGGCAAGCCCGGTACTTTCCACACTGAGCCGTTCTTTGCGGAAGACCCACGCGCTGTTGAGCTGCTTGGCAACCCTGAGTTCATGGCGGCCTATGCTGAGCTGGTAAAAGACACGCTGGGTGAAATCCCCGGTGCTGTCTTGATGGCCCCACACACTGAACAAGACGGCGGCGCGACTGTCACGTTGGCGGACGGGCGTACCCTGACCGAGCGCGAGTTTGCACTGAGCGAGCTGATCCCGCTGCTTGATGGGCCTAGCGCTAAGCAACACACTGTAGACATTAGCGCCGATGATGGCAGCAACCCGATCCCGCTGAGCGACGGTAGCCCTGCCAGCATGACGGTCAAGAGCGCTGCTGCTGCTTACGGCGTGCCGATCAACAACGGTAACGCCTCGGACGTGCTGTCTATCGGTGCTGGTGGTGAGACACCTGACGTGTTTGCAATGGCCTACGAGGGACCAAACGCACGCGCAGCCGAAGCGCAGACTGCACTTGAGCAGCTAGACAGTCAGTTCCGCGACCGCGTGCAGCGGGCTGTCGCAATCGCACGGCAGGATGACGACCCTAACATTAGCGGCAACGCAGAGGCATTCGTACAGGGGTCGCCCGAGTACCGCGAGACGCGGCGTGCGTACTTAAAAGCTAGGGGTGAAATCTTCACAGAGCTGGAAAAGAGCATTGTTGAGGACCAGCAAAAGGCTGTTGAAGACTTTGTGTTTAGCCAAGGCACGCCAATAGCGGCGGAAATTGAAGCTGAAACTGAAGCGGGTGAGTTTGGCATGATCACAAATGCTATGCGCGACGCTAACAACAACATGAACGACGCAATCCTCAACATCATGTCGGGCGGTGACGAGGCTCTGCGCAGTGTCCTTGCGGCACAGTTCGCTGGTCGCCTAGACACAACACCTGTCGGTAAAGCATTTGCTAAAGGTGTAGGGCTGCAAGCCAAGGCGCAACGCGGCGCGCAGCTAACGGACGCAGCGGTCAGTGAGTTCTTTACGCGCGTGCAAAGCGGTGAAGAGCTGCGCGGCATGTTAGCAAACCACAGCCCTAAAACGATCAGCAACATGATCGACACGCTGGTCAACAGCGCAAAGACGCAGCTCGATGCGTTTGAGATGAACCCTGAGGCGTTGACCTTTGATGACGTGCGGGAAATGGCGCGCAGCAAGCAGTACTTGCAAACGATCATGGATGACCCGCTTGCGTCTAACCTCAACAGCCAAGACACGCAGAAGATCAAAGCCGCTAACGACCGCCTGACTGCGCTACAAGCTGACGTAGTAGAGGCTGCTGCACTGGCAGAGATCAGCGGCGCTACGTCGCCTGACGCAATCATCGCTGCGCACACAACTGCGCTGGATGTCGGCTCGCAGTTTGGCCTTGATGCAGACTATCGCAAGACCATCGGCGAAGATGCGGCCACCGGCTTGCAGGAGCTAGAAGACCAACAGCTCTTGCTGTCTAACGCCACGGTCACAACCAAGTACGAATACGACACTGGGCTACAGCAGCTTATTGCGCGCCAAGAGCCGCTGACCGTTGAGCAGCTCAACAAGCGTAAGCGCCAGCAAACAGCTAACCTTGCAGCGGCGTTTACCTCGCCAGACGCTACCCTTGAGCAGCGCACTGCGGTGCTACAGGAAAGCACAGCGCTGGGTATTAACCTTGGGTCGCGGCTTATCAACGACATGTTCGGTGAGGCTAGCACGTACCCTGACACACAGGCTGAGTACTTGGCTTATGACGAGCTGCATCAAGCTATTGCAGCCAGTGGTGCGGACCCTATCGAGCTGTTCGGCAACGACCAACCCATTCACATGTTGGTTGCTCTTCGATACCAGCCCGGGCAGCGGGCGCACGATGTGCTGCGTGAAGTGGTCGAAGTCGCTGACACAGTGCCGCCTAAGTTCGTGGATGCGCTTGAGACCGTAAACTTCGCACGTGCGCCCTCTGGAATGCGAGACCGAGTGCGGGCAGCCGTGCTACTACAAGCTATTGAGGAAGTGCCAGACGGCTCAACCGAAGCCAACATTGCGAACTACATTGATAACAGTATCGACAAGATGCTGCGCAGCCGCGAGTTCAGCGTGGCTGGCTTCGCGCAACCGGGCTTTGCAACAACGGCTACGCAAACCGTGCGGCACAACATCATGGCGGGCGAGAAGTACCTCAAGAAGCCAATGGCTGCTTTCTTCGCTGCCGCGCTTGCGCAGAAGACGCAGCAGGTGCTGGCCGACATTCGTGCCGAAGACCCGAGCGACGTAGTACCGTTTAATTTAAATGACCGGTCATACGTTATTGATGTCGCTGGGGATCAGGTAGTGCTGACGCAGAAGAAGGGTGGTGCCGTCAGCGAGATCAGTGGGCGGCTGGCTACGCTGCTGTCAGACGACAACGCCACAGCGCAGGCTCGCTCTGTAAGGCTGGTTGAAACTGGTACGGACTTGCAGACGGGCGGTGTCGTCGAAACCACAAAAGACGCAGTGTTCCTAGACAGCCCTTACTATCTAGACCTGAGCAGCGTCAGTGAGATCACAGTCAAGGTAGCAGACGGTGAGCGTGGCTCTCGGTCTCTTGTTATCCCTGTGTCAGAGCTGCGCCCGACCGTGACAAGTGCCGGTGCTGCATTGCTCAACAAGCGCGGTGGTACGCCAGTGCCGAAGTCTGAAGCTGTGGTCGGCTACTACTTTGCGCTTCCCGAAGGTGAGACGCTGTTCCCCGGTGAGATCGAGATTGACGACATTCCGCTAAGCGCAGGCCTAGACGCGCCCATCGGTCTGTCTACAGCGGCGCTTATGCAGGCGGCTGACGACTACACGAATGGCAGAATAAAGGTGCTCGACTGACATGGTGAAGTATCTCGCTGAGACACCGACACAGAAAGCTAACTTCTTTGCTGGCTTTCGCCGTAGCTTTGCAGCCTACAGCCCTACTGCGTACCTCAATACGCTAAACCCAACGCGGTTTGCGGGTGCTGGTGACGACCCTGAGCGCAACCTGCTCAGCGCACAGATCAACCCGCTCAATCAGCCCGAAGCGCTGACGGAAGCTGAGCTTCAAAGCACGCTGGCCATCGGCCAAGAGTACGGTCTCAACGCGGCTCGCCTAGACGATCTACGGTACGAGTTTGCTGAGCTGAAAAGTTTGGGCATGGACGAAGAGCGGCTGGACCGCTCACTGCGTGCACGTGCTCAAGCTATTGGCGCGCTGCCTGACCGCGACCGTATCAGTGCAGCGAGTGAGCTTGCCGCGCAGATACTAGACCCAGCGAGCAACATGATCTTGCTGGCGTCTGGTGGCACAGCCGCAGCAGTACGTGCGGGTATGCTGACGCGAGCAGGGGCAGGCTTCGCGCTGGGTGTCGGTGCTGAGACAAGCATCATGGGTTTAGAGACTGCTGCGACTGGTGAGAACCGCATGAGCCTACAGCGTGCACTTATCGGTGGCGCGTTTGAAGGCGGTATCGGTGTGCTTGCTGGGCGACCCGCTGTGAAGGCAAAGGATGCGTTTCCGAAGCCTGTGGCCCAACGCATTCAAGTAGCGACAGGCCCTATCCGCAACGACGCTAGCCTTGCTGGTTCACGGCCTGTGCTGAGTGACGCATTCTTCTCTGAGTGGCTTGAGCTGTTTACGCCACGGCGTGCTGGTATGATGACGGATGACGTGCAGATGCGTGACGTAGCACACAGCTTTGGCGGGCTAGTGCTTGAGGATGCAAGCGGCAACATTGTCGGGCGGCAAACCGACATCGCTACGCTGTTCCGCATGTTTGATCTTGAAGACCGCAACCAGATCAACGTGGCTAAGTCAGACATGTTGGAAGCTTTCCAGCGTGGCGAAATGAGTTTCGACAAAGGCATGACGGTCCTTACGCAATACCGCCGCCTCAAAAACCGTGGCGTAGAGCCTACGGCTGAGCAACTGAATATCAGCCCACAGCAGCTTGATGCAGTGCGCTCAGACTTCGACACTATCGCAAAAAGCTTTGATGACTTCTATGAGCGCAAGCGCGTGCAGATGATCGAGGCAGGTGTACCAAAGAGCGACATTCTCAGCATGCGCAGCGGTACAGAGTACACACCGCGCCAGTGGGACGGGCTGACCGTCAACAACATTAGCTCACGCATGCCAACGCTGCCCAAGTTTGATCAGGCGCGCATACTTGGAAGGCTCATTGCCCGGTCAATCCGCAGGGAGCAGGGCGACCAGCTCCCCATGTTCGCGCAGATGATGGCAGACGGAAAGCTGTCGCGCGCGGGCAAACAGTTTGAAGGCCGGACGGCAGACGACATTCTCGACAACAGCCTAGATGACGTAAAGTTTGTCATGGAGCGCTACTACGAGCGGTTCGGCACAGGCTTCATGCGGGCTATCATGGCACGCGCAGACGACAACAATGCGTTTGTTGCTGAGACAATCCGACTGGATGAGCTTGAGGAAGCGGTGCTGCGCTCGATACCTGAGCAGCTTGATGACGAGCTAGTCGTGACGTTCGGTGACGACCTAGAGCAAGCCGTGCGTGACATCTTCGCTAAGCGCATGGAAGGCAAAGACCGTTCCGAGTTCCAGTCGCTCAACACGCGCGTTGCGATGGACGATACGTTCACCATGAGTATCGCTGAGTTAAACAGTGGGCTGACACCAGCAGACGTAAAGCAAATTGACGAGCTGCTTACTGAGGTGCTGGGCGAGCGGCGCGTAAGCACGCGAGGGTCTATTAGTGTAGCTGACCTGCTCAACAACAATGGCGGTGAGCTGGTAACGCGCTACAGCCGTGGTGCAAACCGCAAGGTAGGCTTTGCGCAAAGAGGTATCCGCGAAGAGCCGCTGGACATTGCACGTGCTGCGAAGAAACGCTGGATGCAGCGCGATAAAAGCAAGATGAGCGCACGCAAGATCAAGCAGGAAAAGCGGCGACTGAACAGCGCTATATATGACCTGCTGACTAACGCTGGGTACTCTGACAAGCGTGCCTTTGACGAAATGCTAGACGTGCCGGGGTTTGTCCGTGAAAACAGCACGAGCCTTGACACGGACTTCGGGGCTTGGCTGGGCAGTGCAAAGAACTTTGCTACCAGCATCTTCCTGCCCGGTGTTGTCTTCTCTCAGTTACCGGAAGCGGCGGGCGTTGTAGCTCAAATGGGTGTGCCGACACTGCGAGAGCTTGAGCAGCTAACCGGCGTATGGTCGGCAATGCGGCGCGTAGGGCGCGGTGAGGTTGTTGACGACCTGTTCGAGCAAGACATCCTGCCGTTGCTGGACTGGGACCCAGCGACCAGCGCGCGAGGCTTCGACAACGTAGACATGGAGATGCGGCTCACCCGTCAGTCGCTCGACGCTAAGGTCTACAACGCATCGAGTAACTGGCGGAACATCATGATGCGGGCCAACCTGCTGCGCCCTTCGACTACCATCATGCGCGTCTTGACCTACAGCCGGTCACTGAACCGTATCCGTAACTGGGCGCAGGGCCGCAACAATGCGTTCAGCGCCTTCGACATCGAAGTGAACTACGGCCTCAACACGGCGGCTAAGCAGGCAGAAGCCAAGCGCCTGATCGACAAGTATGCGGTCATTGACCCTGACACAGATACCGTGCGCAGCTTCCAGTTCCACCGCTGGGCAGAAGACGGTATCGACGCAGAAGTGCTGGCCCGCGACATGCGGCTTGCAGTCATGGACCGAATGTACACGGCAGTGCAGGAAGCGAGCAGGGGCTTTGCGCCGTCTTGGATGCAAGGCGGGCTGCTCAAGTTTTTCATGCAGTTCCAGACATACGCCTTTAACTCGCTTGAGAAGCAGGGCGTACAGCTCCTTGCACGTTACAAAGCAGGTGACACAGCGACTGCAAACATCGTGCTGCAAAGCACCTTCCTCGCCAGTCTCGCTATGTACTTCTCTCGCCAGTACGGCATGACGATGGGCATGAGTGAAAAGAAGCGCCGTGAGCGCATGAAGAAAGCCCTTAACCCTGCGCAAGCGGCGCTCTACAGCATCGGGTACATGCCAGTAATCAGTGCGCCCATGTCGCTTGCCACCTACCCGATCAGTGCAGTCAACGCGATGGTCACTGGTCAGCCCATTAGTCGCGGTGCAGTGCCGACTGCGCCAGCATTCTCAGCAATCCACACCATCGCAAATGCGCCCGGTGGGCTGTACCGCGCAGCAACCGGAAACGCTACCGAAAGTTCGACATCTCAATCGCTGCGTGTTATCCTCGGCGGCGCTTCAGAGTTGCCGTATATCAAGCCCATGACCAACGCAGGAGCCGCGCTCATAGCCGGGGAAAAGCCGTCATTTGGCGGTTCAGTGCTTACGCGAAAGGAATAATTACTCATGAGTTACACTCCTAATAGCTACACGACGACTGGCACTGAGACGACCTTTGCCATCACGTTTCCCTTCCTCAAGGAAGCTGACGTTGTAGTCACGGTCTTTGACCCTAGCGGCAACACGGTCAGCGCATTTGACTACGAGATTTTCCTTGATGGCAGCTTCAAAGCGCGCGTCGTTGCAGACGGCACGATTACTGACAACGCACCCACCCCGCTGACCTCAGGCCACACGGTCACTATCTCCCGCGCAACCGACATCGCCACGTTGGCCACCACGTTCCAAGATGGTGTGAGCCTGCGGGCTGACGACATTAACCTGCTGCTGAACCAGCAGAACTACGCGCTGCAAGAATTTGGTCGTAACACTGAGGAAGCCCTTGGTAAGAACGTCAACGACACCGCGTGGGACGCCACTTCGCTCCGCATCACGAACCTTGCGCAGCCTACTGCCGACAACGACGCCATACGAAAAGTGGACGTTGACAGCGGCATCGGGCCTGACATCACGACCGTAGCAGGCATCGCGAGCGACGTGACGACGCTAGGTAGCGGCACGGATACTAGCGGCAGACTGCATCGCCTCAACATTGAGGACGTAGCAGACGACCTGAACCTTGGTGCAAACAGCGACATCACAACGGTTGCAACCGACATTCGGACGGGCGGGAACAACCACGTCCAAGCGGTCAGCAACAGCATCGCAGACGTAAACACGCTCGCCGGAAACGACACGGATGGTACAGCGCATCTGGTCAACATCGAGACTGTCGCGGAAGACCTGACTGGCACTAACACAATCGGCACGGTCGCCGGGTCAATTGCAAACGTCAACACGCTGGCAGGCAACGATGCAGGCGGCACGGCGCACCTGACGAACATTAGTGACCTTGCGCCACAAGTGACCAACATCGACACGCTGGCGTCTGGTACTGACAGCGGCGGCACTGCGTACCTGACGCACCTTGAGAATGCATCGACGAACGCGGCAGCAGCACAGGCAGCGCTTGAAGCGTTCAACCGGACGTACCTTGGCGCTTACAGCGCGGACCCAAGTGCGGACGGTAACGGCGACCCGCTGACCGATGGCGACCTCTATTACAACACCACGTCAAACAATCTGAAATTCTACGACGCGGGCAATAGCGTGTGGGTGACACTGAACAACAGCGTGCAGGTGAACGCAGCGGCTACGCTGGGCGCAACTGGTGACGTTACGTTTACGACGGAGACGTACCAAGACTTCATCATGCGCGACAACAGCAACCCGGCGCAGTGGGTCAACGTCACCCCAGCAGCAGTGAAGACGGCGCTGGCGATTAGCACCACAGACGTGTCGGGCCTCGGCACGGCGGCAGTGCAAAACGTAGACGACTTCGCGACAGGCGCAGAAGGCGACCTAGCATCCACCGCGCTGCAACCGGGCGACGTTGTGAATGACGTGACGACTGGCGGCACAGCCGTGCCACTGAGCGCGCAGCAGGGCGTGGCCCTCAAAGCATCAATCGACAGCAACACGACTGCGATAGCGGCCAAGGCTACGGCTGGCTTCGCGATTGCCATGTCCATCGTATTCTAAAGGAACCCTGACATGCCAAACATTACAAAAGTAACCAGTCTGCAAGGCGAAACCGTCAACGGACAGGCCACGACCAGCACAGCGTACAGCCTCAGTGGTATCGCTGACGACACAGTGACACCCCTATACACAACGCTCAAGACAAACCTGCTGCTTGTGGCTAACCCAAGCGCAAGCACTGTTGCAGTTGCCACAGTTAGCTTCACGCCCTCTGGCGGCACTGCACGAAACCTTGCTGTTGTCAGCATCCCGGCACAGGCGAGCTTAGACGTTCTCAGCGGGCCGCTCTACATAAACGCGGGCGACAGCCTCGGCGTGGCAGTCACAGGCACGGACGTGGACGTTACGGTTAGTTACGAGAAGCTGATGAACAGCGAGGACTAA